TAATGGTACCGCCCATGCTTATGTGGGATATGGAGGCAATGCTGTCACTTCGGTTCTTGCGGCTGGAACACTTGGTTTAACTGCTGCCGCAGGATCCAGTAACACCCAGATCACTCTAACTATAGACATCACCGGTGCGGCAGGGAATGTGGCATCTGTCCTCGCAGCGAACACTGGATTTGAAAACGATCTTCTTCTTGAATCTACTTTTACTGGCGGACTTGATGGTCCAGTAGTGGGAAATCATTTATTGATATCGAGTTCAAAAGACAGCGTAAGATGGGAGATTACATCAAACAATCCAAAAAAAGGAACATTTTCCTTATTAATAAGGCGCGGTGATGACATAATTAATAGAAAGCAGATTCTAGAATCATGGAATGGATTATCATTAGATTCAAATCAAAACAATTATATTGCAAAAAGAATTGGTGATCAATATTATAGTTTACAAGGCAGTGGAACAAACACTCCCTATTTAAAATTAAATGGTGATTATTCAGTTAATTCAAAATATGTAAGAGTTGAAGTATTAAAAGAAACAACTGATTATATAGATGAAAATGGAAATGTCAGAGTACCTGTTAATTCATCATCATTACCTGGATTAGGAAGCGGTTCTTTTGGTGGATCTTTTAGTGGTGGTGATGATGGTGATGTAGTACANCCAAGAGATTTTTATCAACATGTTACATCTGGAAGTGGTAATATGCAAGGTTTAAATCTTTCAACAGGAAATACAGGTTTAACAGCTTATGAAGATGCTTTAAATTTATTAAAAAATCAAGATGAATTTGATATTAACATGATTTTAATGCCTGGGATAATAGATGATATTCACACATCAATTGTTACCAAAGCAATACGGGTTTGTGAAGATAGACAAGATTGTTTTCTTATAATAGACCCCACAGGTCACGCAAAGAATGTATCAGATGCAACAACAAGAGGAAAAGAAAGAGATACAAACTATGCAGCTATGTATTGGCCTTGGGTAAAGCTTTTTGATAGTGAACTTGGTCGCCATGTTTGGGTACCACCTTCAGTATCTATAGCAGGTGTATATTCTTCCAATGATAAAGTTGCTCATCCTTGGTACGCACCAGCAGGTTTAAACCGTGGTACTATTCAGAATGTATCAAGGCCTGAGATTAAGTTAAGACAATCTCAACGTGATGAACTATATGAATCAAATGTGAATCCAATTGCAACATTCCCAGGTCAAGGTGTAACAGTTTGGGGTCAGAAAACACTTCAAAAGAAAGCGTCTGCACTTGATAGAGTAAATGTAAGACGACTGATGATAAAGCTTAAAAAGTTTATTGCAAGTTCAACAAGATTTTTAGTATTTGAACAAAATAATGTTCAAACAAGACAAAGGTTTTTAAATATTGTAAATCCATTTATGGAACAAGTACAATCGCAGAGCGGTTTAACATCATTTAGAGTCATTATGAATAGCACAAATAATACACAAGATATTGTTGATAGAAATATACTGTATGGACAGATATTTGTACAACCAACAAGAACAGCTGAGTTTATTGTATTAGATTTTACAATACAGCCGACAGGCGCAACATTTTCTGTTTAATTTTAATGATTCTTAATATTTATATACGAAATAATAAACAATTTGGAGAAATCTAATGCCGGAATTAGTTGAAGCAACTGATATAATGTTTACACCCTTTGAGCCAAAGCTCAAAAATAGATACATCATGCAAATTGATGGTGTACCTGCATATTTGATAAAAACAGCAAATAGGCCCAATCTTACTTTTGAAGAAGTAACGTTGGAACATATGAATGTTAAACGATATGTAAAGGGTAAAGCAACATGGGAATCGATAGCAGTAACATTATACGACCCTATTGTTCCAAGTGGAGCACAGTCTGTTATGGAGTGGATTAGATTATCTCATGAATCAGTGACAGGTAGAGATGGATATTCAGATTTTTATAAAAAAGATGTCACATTTCAAATTTTAGGACCTGTTGGTGATGTTGTAGAAGAATGGACACTTAAGGGTACCTGGATTGCAGCTGCAAATTTTAATGATTTAGATTTTGCATCAAGTGATCCAGTTGACATAGAATTAACATTGAGGTATGATTACGCAATATTACAATTCTAATTGTCAATATAGTTATTAAATCAAAAATAAGTTATTTAGGAGAAATGTTATGAGCAATTCAAATGATATATTTAGCGAAATGAATAGTTTGTGGGATGAGTTTCATGAAAATCATATGAAATTTTCTAATAAAGGTACAAAGGCTGCTGGTGCAAGAGCTAGAAAGGCTATAGGAAATATAAAAAAGCTAGTTACTGAATATAGAAAAACATCAATATCTGAATCAAAAAAATAAATAGGTAATATCATGTCTGAAAAAGAAACAAAATTTCCAAGTGAAGTAATAGACCTTCCAAGTGAAGGAAAGTTGTATCCAAAAGATAGTCCACTTCATTCAGGAAAAATTGAAATAAAATATATGACGGCAAGAGAAGAAGATATACTGACTTCTCAAAATTTAATAAAAAAAGGTGTTGTCATTGATAGGTTATTGGATTCACTAGTTGTAACAAAGGGCATAAAATCATCAGACTTTGTTATTGGAGATAAAAATGCTGTTATGGTTGCTGCTAGAATACTAGCCTATGGGCCCGAATACAGTGTTGAAATTACAGATCCTAATACAGATGAAAAATTTGAACATACATTTAATTTAACTGAATGTGAGTTTGAAAAGCTTCCTAAAGGTGTTGATAAAAATGAATTTGAGGTTGAGCTTCCCATATCAAAAATGTCTCTTGTTTTTAAACTTTTAACAGGAAAAGAAGAATATTTAATTGAACGTGAAATAAAATCACAGCAGAAATTAAATAGAGAAGTTTCATCAGAAATGACAACTAGATTGGTTCATAGTATTATTTCAATTGATGGTGAAACTGAAAAACCGAAAATAAGAAATTATGTTTATAATATGCTATCTAGAGATTCATTATTTTTAAGAAATAAAATAAATGAAGTCAGTCCAGATATTGATTTAACTCAAGATATTGAGATGGGAGGTGAGTTGGTCACGGTAGATATTCCGTTGACCACTGAGTTTTTTTGGCCTTCGTCCTAATAATAAGAAAGATATACACGAAGAGATATTTAGTTTAACTTATTATGGCAATGGATTTACACACAATGATGTGTATAACATGCCCACATACCTTAGAAGATTTTATTTAAAAGCATTGAGAGAATCAAAAAATGCTGAACAAGAAAATTATAAAAAATCTTCACAGCAGAATTCACAGATAAATAGAATTAATATTCCTAAGTAAATAATTCTTGTCTTTGATATTTATTACTGTATAATTTGGTAATAAAAATGTGTAAAAAATCTTATTTAAATTACAAAAATATAATAAATGAAGGAATAATAGAGGACTTTCTTCGTAAAGTGTTACCTAAAAGCTTTCAAGATTATATTGAAAAAAGAAATATAAAAAAAGTTGCACCAAAAATAAATAAATTAACAAATAAACTCAATCAGAGTATTGAAAATTCTAATAAATTAGCTTCAGAATTTGAACAGTTAATGAAAAAGAAGCATGGTGTTGATGTTAAAATTAAAAGAAAGAGTCTAGAAGACTATGTTTAAAATGAGAAATTAGATGGCAAGGGAAAAGGGACAGAGCGCAATAAAAAGTTCAAAAGAAGTTTCTGACTTATCAAAAGCTATTGAAGGTTTGGGAGAGGACAGTATTGAAATTGATAGTGCTTGGGGTGGTGTTTTAGACAAAGTAAAGGCAATTAATGAACAATGGAGTACAAGTTCAAAATATAATAAAAAATCAAGAGATGAAGCAAAAAGGCAGTCTAAATATGCAAAAGCTGCATTAAATTATGCAAAGAAACAAAATATTTGGACAAAGGGACGATTAAAATATTATACAGCGATTCATAAATTAAGAAAACTTGGGAAAAATTATGAAGATGAAATATTAGATAATTTAATAGCTTCCACAAAAGAAGTTAAAAAACAGGTTACCTTAAGAAAAACAATGAATAAATTGTGGGAAGGCACAAAGAGTTTGACAAAAGGCATCTTTGGATTTATTGGAAAAATATTACTTCCTTTGACTGCAATTTTTAAACTTTTTACATTTATAGTAAGTATTTTAACAAATATAGATAAAGTATTAACTGATGTAGGTACGAAATTTGGTGCAATATTACAGGTAAACACACAGTTACAAGATACAATTTTTAAACAGAGAACTGCTGCAATTGAATTAGGTTATGCAGAATCAGATGTTTTAGATATCACTCAAACACTGAATACTGAATTTGCTATTGGTGTAAATGCTGCTATGAAATTATCTGATGAAATTTTAAGAAATGCAAGAGTACAAGGATTGGCAGTTCAAGAAGCATCAAACTTATCAGGAATATTAAGAAATGTTTTTGATTTAAGTGTCGATCAGCAAAGATTATTCACAGATCAAGTAACATTATTATCAGCTCAAAATAAAGTATTAGCTCCACAGGTTTTTAAAGATATTGCTACTCATGCTGAAGATTTATATTTATTTAGTGGTTCAAGTTTACAAGAAATAACAAAGAGTGTAATACAGGCTAGAAGGCTGGGTATGAGTTTTGATAAAGTTGCATCTGCTGCTAGGGGTATTTTAGATTTTGAAACTTCATTGAGAGGTGAACTTGAAGCAGAAATTTTATTAGGAAAAGATTTAGATTTAACAAGGTTAAGACAGTTAGCATATCAAAAAGATGGTGAAGGTTTTGCAAAAGAAATGGCCAATCAATTAGGACGAGCTGGAGATTTCGGTAAAATGAATCTTTTTCAGCAAGAAGCATTGGCTCAAGCTATGGGGATGACAGTTACAGATATTGCATCAATGATGAAAATTACAGAAGATGCAATTCCTGGTGTAATGGGTGGATTATCGGAAGCAGCAACAATTGATGAGCACAAAGTTTTAGGGCCTTGGACCGATATTGTAAATCAATTTAAAGGCTTGAAAGCACTAATTGAAGAACAGTTAAATATGCCTTTAACAGATGCAATGAAGAATTTACATAAATGGGTGACAAAAGAAGACGGCCCTCTTCAGGCAATGAAAAAGTTAATAATTGATATTGGTACAAAAATCAAAACAGAACATGCAACAGGTTGGCAAGGTGTCAAAGATTTAATTGAGATAATAATTGGAGAAGAAAATTATGGTAAAATGGCAACACTTACGACAAATATCAAAGACTCATTAGACAAAATGTTTAAAATAATAGGTGATGAGGGCATTGCGGGTGTAATACGCGTAATAACACCATTATGGGAAGATTTTAGAGACTGGACAAAAGATGTTTGGAAAAAAATGAAACCAATAACAGATTTTTTATTTAGTTGGAAGGGCTTGATTCTATTAGCTTCTCTTGCAATG